CGATCTGTTAAATCTACATTACGAAGAAAGTCACTTACCTTTTTTGCTCCAATTAAGGAAGACTCAAGTAGTTCTTGGGATATGGTCTTTGTATGCTGCCTATACACACGCATAGCTTCTACAAGAAGTGGAGAAGGAGTAAAATCCTCAGGCAGACCCTCCTGCTCAATAATGACCTTGCTCCTTTCATCCATATCAAGAATGTAGGAGTAGGTTGATGCAGGAGAGCACATAAAGTACATATAGCTTATCTGTTCCCAAAACTTCTCTTTCCTATCACTCCTGTCCTGATGGAAAAGCCTTCTGATTGGCCTCACCAAGAAGGCTTCATCAGCCAGCTTTATTTGGTAATTTTCATAACGGATTAACTTCATACCCTATAATATAATAATGTACGCGCGATGAAAAAAGCCTAAGCCCGAAGGCTCAGGCTCTTCTCCTAAAAACAATCTTCTACCTTAATATATCAATTCATCACAATCTTTGGCTTTCCTGGGGTGATAAGGGATTCATCAACCTCTTCCCCCTCAAATACATACTGGATGTCCCTGTCATTAAGCAGAAGGCATTCCTGAGGCTCACCATTAGCATCATCAATGGTAATCCAATTGAAATGATAGCCAAGGGAGGGATTATTGTCAATGTCATTCTGAATGGAGTCCTTGCTGTATCTCTTCAGCACATAGTTCTCCACATTAATCATCACCATGTCACCTACTTTAATGTCACGAACAGAAGAGCCTATTGCCAGCACTTTCTGCCATACTTTCAAGTCTCCTTTCTTGGCTACTATTAAACCCTGGTGTACCAAGTCCTTTTCAAATTTATCTCCTGTGGTTACTATATTAGTAAACAGGGGCCTTACTTTTTTAATATGAAGCATTTTATTCTTTCTTTTTGTTAATTATATCACGGATAATTGCACTCTGTTTCTTTAGCCTCCTATACCTGTCAAGAGTCACATATAGCTTACCTATGGATGGGATGTTTACATTTGGTTGAAGCTCCATGAACTGCTCATCAGTTAAATCCTCCTTCAAGGGGAGAGACTCAATATGCTCACGAACTGCTCTCCAGAAGGCTCTGTATATCTTGTCAACAAACTTCTTTGGCAGGTCTAGTTCCTCCGACACTTTCTGAATAATCTCATCATAGGTCATTGTTGCTTAGCATTATCCTTAAACAGTATTAAAAGCTGAAAATAACCATTATCATCCTTTCTGATGTTAGGTATCAGTCGGGGGTTAATGATGTTATTGACAATCACCTTGTTCTTCCTGAGATTACTCATCACCACATAGAAGTGCTGCAAGTTTATTCCACATTCATCCCTTACCTTCTCCTTGACCTCCTCACTCATGGTTACTACATCAAGGAGGGCAGGGTCTGAGACACTCTTAGACAATTCCCATCTGTGCTTCAGAAAACAGGAAATCACATCAATCTCCCTATTTGTCAGATTGACAAAGGGACGGAGAAAAACACACCACCACTTAAAGAAGCCAGTATCAAGGGAGGTGGGAACTGTCACTACATTGTTTGGTTTTGGAATCTTCCGCACCAAAACTTGTCTTTCTCCAGCTTCCATACTAAGCCTCCCCTTCTTTTCCAGTCTCTGGTTGGATGATTATAGCATCCTTGATTTCTGCTATGCAGGAGTTTACAAAGTCTGGGTCTTTGATAACTGACTCATACTTCAGCACCATGAACAGGTAGTCCAGACGCTTGAACATAGCTGTCTGATTCACATACTCAAGCTGCTTCATCAGATTCTGATTTTGCTGATATAGCTCTGAACATACCTGATTCAGCTGCTCATAGGAAAGCCTCTGCTTAGTCTCCTTGTTATCCTGAGAGGCACCATTAATAGGCTTAACCTCTGCACTTTTTAACTTCTTCTCTTCCATTACCTTTATTTCTATAGTGATTCAACAATAATAGTCTTAAATCATCCAGCCTATTGTCCCTGGTCAGCTTGTCAAAAAACAAGATAAGGGAATCGGCCCTGCCAAGTCCCCCAGGGAAATGGGGGTAGATGTTTTGTATAATATCTCTCCAATGAATGTCCTTGAAAACTTTTTCCTTTAACTTCTCAAGGGGGAGTCTGAAAATAAATGACTTCTTAGGATCATGCGTCTTAACTGTAAACTTATGACCATATCTTTGCTCATACAGCTTCTCCCATTCATCAATGCTGGAAGTCAGTACATCAGAACAACCACAGTCCATACAGCAGTCAGCATCTATGGCTTCCTCATACTTAATCTTGAGGGAGTAGCATTTGGCACAGTATACTACAGGCTCCTCATCATAATCTCTGCTGTCCTGCATCTTCACTCCTCCTACTACTTATAATACAATAGAAAGAAAGTATCACTGTCCTTGGTAAAACAAGCTATATCCTCTTTCTGTATGCCAGCCGCATTAATCTGCTCCACAAGATTCCTCAAGGAGTAGGCATGCAAGGCACATACCTTTTTACTGTCACCTGTACTCTCCATACTACTTCTTCCTCCCCGAAGCCTTTGTCTTTGCTACATTCTGCATGGCAATGGCTCTCTTGGTTAAGTCCTTTGCCTGTTGCTGAGCTACCTTGATAGCCCTGCTCATTCTGCCTTTGTCACTCATAATTTGCTGATATTCTGCCATGGTATGGGCATCACTCTCAGCTTGCCATTGTTGTTCTGATTTCCTTGATATTGCCATCCTGAATTTTATTTAGATTGTTGTTCTGAAAACCCACATATTAAAGTATTACTTTTAATAGTAGTTCATATCTTTTTAATTCTTAGTTATTTACAACTATTTTTAAGATGTTACAAAGATACACATTATCCCTTAAACTTCCAAAGAAAAATACTTAACATAGGGGTCTTTTTTGATATTTTAACTATCCATCCTCTGTCTTATGGTACATTAATAGTATATTTGCAAAAATCCACCTAATGCCCACCCTATTATTTACATATTCTTTACACTTATGACAAGACCGCCATAGAACAATCTCACTACCATGCTGTATAGTAGTAACATAGCCTCTCTCCTGAGTGCGGGGGTTTGAATCCCTCACCTTCCGCAACTTTCATCAGAGAGCCCCGAAAGGCTCTCTTTTTTTGTGCTATACATGCTATTAATTATGTACAAATTATGTACAGCACCCATTTCTATTCTTTACAGTGTAAATACAAAATTACCTCGTTAACAACCTAAACACATCTTTTAACAATGAATAACAGAGTTCCTCAGATTTCTTTTGTATTTGACAGGAGAAAAACAGCCAGTTCCACTACCAAGTCTTCCGTTGAGATGAGAATCTGCTATGACTATAAGCAGAAATACATCAGTACTGGAATATGGTTATATTCAAATCAATGGAAGAATGGAAAGATAATCAATTGCCCTGATATTGTCCAGATAAGTCAGATCCTTGATAAGCTTTTGACAGATGTAAGGCAAATCATCTATGAAATGATGGTTGAAGGAAGCATTGATATTTTCTCCATACCCAATAGACTTGAAAGAAAAAAGAAGGGTTCTACCTCCTTTATCCAATACTGCAATCAAAGAGCCACAATAAGGAAATATGGAAAGAAAAAGGATAGTCAGGAAAGATATAACAGATTTATCAGGCTGTTCACACGCTGGGGGAAGATTACTTCATTTGAAGATATTACTGACAATAATATCATTAACTATGATAAGTATCTTGACAAGACTGGCATGAAGCCATATAGCAAATGGAATAACTATCACAGGTTTCTCAATAGCTTCATACTTGATGCCATTGATGATGGGTATTTAAAGAGAAACCCTTACAAGTGGCTGAATATAGACAAGCAGAAGGTCTCTCATGGAATAGACAAGTGCCTGACACCTGGGGAATTCAGAAAGCTAAAGAATACCACCATGATTACTGCAAGTCTTGAAAGGGCAAAGGACTTGTTTATATTTCAAACCTACACATGCCTGAGCTACTCAGACCTTCGTATGTTTGATGAAAAGAACATACATACAGTCAAGGGTTCAAAAGTATATGTGGGATATAGGATAAAAACCAATAAGAAGTATACTATTCCCCTATTACTTCCTGCAATAAAAATATTAAAGAAGTATATGGGCAAACTTCCAATAATCAGCAATGAAAAATATAATGATTACCTCAAGGTAGTTGCACTTGCAGCAGGCATAGACAAGCCTATTAGTAGTCATTGGGCAAGACACACTGGAGCTACACTACTCCTTAATGAGGGCGTAGATTTAAAGATTGTGTCAAAAATATGTGGGCACTCATCTACAAAGATTACAGAGCAAGTATATGCCAAACTACTGGATGAGACTGTAGTGGATGC